ACTAACTGATCTGTTAACATTTGGGGGACCTCCTGTTTGAGTAGTTTCTTCTACAAACTTAGGTCTACCAAAGGGCTGTTTGCCTCCATCTAGATATGATTCAACTAATTCTGAATTTCCTATATCATTTATGTTTTCCGGATTTTCTGCATTTTCTCGAACTGCTTCGCCAATGCCTGATCGTTTAACAACTATACCTAATAGTTTACTTAATTCTGCATCAAAATCAGCAGGAACATTTGTATCGTTATTTCCTGTTATACTCTGATATAACTGTAATTTTTCTTCAGGAGAAATACTCCGTTCGCCGCCTTCGCCGGAATTTAGTTCAGGATTAGTTGTTGCTTTACTTACTTCTGTATCTTCTCCTAACAGTTTTTCTTTTGCAGACGATCTTTCTTTAGGAAACAAAATAACATATTCGTCAACTGCAACAACCTGTTTCTCTTTGAGTTTTTTCTGTTCATATTCGTTAAAAGAACTCATTAAACTTTTTGCACCACTTTGCAAAAGTTCTTGAACTGTTCTACCAGTAATAGTAATATCGCTTTTTGAAGTTTGTACTTGGTCTGTTAACCCTTGTTCGTGCCACGGAAGAGCTTTAACATTATATTGACTTCCGCTTTCTGTTACTTCAAAATCAATGTTAACAATCTTGATAGGGAAAAATCTTCTCAGATTAGGTTTGGAAATATAATTTCCGTTATTGTCCCAACCTTTAAATTCTAAAGTAATAATATACGGTGCTTCTAGATAATTTTTGTGTTCTGCTTGCACTGCTGCTACTTGTAATGTTTGTAAAAATAACCCCATACTATAAGGCTCAGTAACTGTAAAGTCTAAACTAAATGCATTTGTTTGTTTTGTTTTACTGTTATTACCAATAATAGCGTTTGTTTCAAAATTATCCATAAAGTATTCAATCTGTCCACCTTGTTCATAAAGTGTAGTTGCTTTCTTAGGAAGGCCGCCTCCTGATCTAAGAATCATTACTTCTGGATCTTTAATTCTATAAGTCTTATCCGGAAAATTTATTTCATAATTATTTAAAACACCTAATCCTAAAACATAATTGTAACTTGCATAATCTCTTAATTCATTTGGTAGAGGAAGTTTTGATGAATTTGTTACACCTAACAGTCTTGCAAATTTTTCAAGTTCGGCATTTTGATATTGTAATTCTGTTCTATAGTCTAACGGGATTTTTAAAACAGGATCAATTGCAGCAGATAATTTTTCTGTAACAGCACCATCTACAGAATCTGCAATCGCATTAACATCTATGTTAGTTGATGTTTTTAAAGCTGCGGCAATTTGGTCTGCTTTCTTTTCAGTAAAGTCAGCAACTGACTTTCCTGCTTTGGCAGCTTGATTAATTAAATTCTGTGGATTAAAACTCATTTAAATTCCTAGTAATCTTTTAAGATTTCCGCCTTTAGGCAGATAAATTTCTGTTCCTGCTTCAAAATCATATACAGGGTCTTTGAGTGTGTTAATATTTCTCTGTGCAAACACCCACCATAAATTTTGATCTCCGTATAAATCGTATGCTAATAAATCAGGACGATGTGTGTACTGAACTTGGATCACATAAGGAATATCGTCTGCTTCAGCAGGAATGGGTCTAATTTTTAATATGTCAAGATACTGTCCGTTTTTTGTTCTAGTAGCATTCCAAGGACTGTTTGTGCTATATTTTGCCATTAAATAAACCCACCCTTGCCAACATATCCACCATTAACAAATTTATCTAAACTAAATGATTCTACAGCACGACGACTGTATATAGGTTGTACTGTTGCTTGAATATTACTTCTTGTAGGAACCCAAGCACCGTTGGGACCATAACCTGGTACCTTAATATAATCTACATCAGCTCCTAATTCAACTGCAAAACTAGTAATAATTACAGGAACATCTTTAAACACATAATCACCATATCCATTTAGTCTAACAATCGGAGGTGGTGCACCAACATTTGATGTACTACCATATGCCATTTTTGTAATACTTCTTAGATAATGTATTGCTGCCAACCAATACTGTCCTTCATAATTGTTCTCAACATAGAAGTCTCCTACTATTGAAAATTGATCCACTCTTGAATTTTGATATGCAAAAAATGGATAATTACTATGCACAGGTTGTATTTGAGAATAATTCGCAGAGTGTGTAATGTAAATTGTAGGAGTATACGGAAATACTAGTCCATCAGTGGTTGCTAGAGGAGCAAGTATACTACTCTTTTCAAAGTTTTTAGGTAAAGATAATTTGACTCGCCAATCCGGATTAGCATCTCCTGAAGTTGCAGATATAAACTCAAATTCTTCGGGTTCTGCATCAGGTAAAAGATCAAACGCTCTTAGAGCTTTACCGAATCCTGTTGACTGTACAAAATCTTCAACACGCTGTTTTGCTCCTGATATTGCGCTGTTAGCTAAACCTTTGATATTTTCAGAGCCAGCAAATGCTTCAACTGCGGCTGCAGGATCAACTGAGCTTCTGCTGTTCGATGCTCGTTGTGCGTTGCCAGCTGGAGAAGGTGGACTGCCCGATCTAACAGGATTGCCGTTACCGTCCCTTACTGGATTACCGTTACTATCAAGTACTGCCATAAAAACTTCCTTTTATTATAAAGTATTTATTGACTTTTTTAACTGCGTAGTTTATAATAAGACTTAACTATTGGAGAAATCATGAGAAAAATTAACTATTTGAACAATAAAGACATATTGTCTGAAATACATAAGTCAAAAAACACATTTTGTAGTTATGTTGCCCCAGAATATGGTCAATATGATATAATTCTACCCAGTGTAGATAAAATAAACATTCGAACTATTGCAGAGGCAAAAAGAAACAAAGCAAAAAGATTAAGTCAGAAAGCATTTGAGCAAGCAAAACTAGAGGGCAAAAAGATAAAACAAGCAGAATGTGAAGTTGACTACAAAACCATTACAAAAGAAGAGTTAATTTTTCGTATTATGACATTTGATCATATTCCAGAAGAACCCGGACGGAAAAAGAATCCAAAGACTGTAGCAGATACAAAAATAAAATTAAATTTTCCGCCGTTTCATCATTATAAATTTAATGAACAAGAAGATCTAGTATGTGTAGGCAAAAGTCACTGGCAGGGCGGCATGGAAAACGGATATTTTAGTTTAGACCATGGTAAGGCAACTAATAAACTTGCAAACATGTGGTTAAAATTATGTGACAGATATGCTACTCGTGGTAATGTTCGTGGTTATACATATAACGATGAAATGAAAGGACAAGCAATCCTGCAACTTGCACAGATTGGACTACAGTTTGACGAATCTAAATCACAAAATCCATTTGCTTACTACACTGCGGCTGTTACAAACTCATTTGTTAGAGTTATTAACATTGAAAAACGCAATCAAAATATTAGAGACGATATCTTAGAAATGAATCACTTAAATCCAAGCTATACAAGACAGAGTCAAGGCGAGTGGGAAAACCAGTTAAAAAGAGAGCAACAGGCCAAAAAAACCTCTTGACTTTAGATTGTTTCTGTATTACAATTACTATATTATAACCGAGGATTGATTATTGTTTAAGAAAGCAGCAGTGTTTACTGACATACACTTAGGATTGAAAGGCAATTCTAAAATTCATAACGAAGATTGCGAAGCGTTTGTAGATTGGTATATCGAACAAGCACAAGCAAACGGTTGTGAAACTGGAATTTTTTGCGGTGATTGGCATCACAACAGAAACAGTCTAAACATTACAACTATGGATACTACTATCCGTTGTTTAGAAAAATTAGGTAAAGCATTTGAAAAGTTCTACTTTTTTGCAGGCAATCACGATTTGTATTACAAAGACAAGCGTGACGTATACAGTGTTGAATTTGGTAAACATATTCCGGGTATCACACTAATTAACAACATATACGAAGAAGATGATGTTGCACTTATACCTTGGCTTGTAGGAGACGAATGGAAGAAGATTGAAAAGTTAAAAGCAAAATACCTGTTTGGGCATTTTGAACTTCCTAGCTTCTACATGAATGCTATGGTACAGATGCCTGATCACGGAGAACTTAAAGCAGAACACTTTAAGAATCAAGAGTATGTGTTCAGTGGACATTTTCATAAACGTCAAAAGCAAGGCAAGGTACACTACATCGGAAATACATTCCCTCATAACTATGCTGATGCATGGGATGACGAGCGAGGTATGATGATCCTTGATCGTGAGAACAATAAAGAGCCCCAATACATTAATTGGGATAACTGCCCCAAGTATCGAACTATTGGATTAAAACAGTTATTAGAAGAAACAGATAATATTATCAAACCCAAGATGTATCTTCGTGTTACGATTGATGTGCCAATTTCGTTTGAAGAGGCAACTTTTATTAAAGAAACATTTGTTAATCAATACAAGTGTAGAGAAATCAGTCTTATTCCTCAAAAACAAATGGAGGAAATTACTACAGATGTTGATATTCAACAATTTGAAAGTGTAGACCAAATAGTAAGTGGCGAGATTGCTGCCATTGATTCAGAACAATTTAACAAAAAAATGTTATTAGACATTTACAACGAGCTATGATATGATACGCATAAAAGATTTAACTGTAAAAAACTTTATGAGTGTGGGTAATCAAACCCAAGCTGTTGACTTTAATAAAGAACAACTAACACTTGTACTTGGAGAGAATCTTGATCAAGGCGGAGATGACGCAGGATCAAGAAATGGTACAGGTAAGACTACTATTATTAACGCTCTGAGTTATGCATTGTACGGTGTTGCTCTTACCAATATTAAAAGAAACAACTTAATTAATAAAACTAATGGCAAGGGCATGTTAGTTACATTGCATTTTGAAAAAGATAATATCGACTACAGAATTGAAAGAGGACGTTCTCCAAATGTTCTTAAGTTTTATGTAAACAATCAGGAACAAGAACTAACAGACGAATCACAAGGCGATAGTCGGAAAACACAAGAGCAAATTATTACACTATTAGGTATGAGTCATGATATGTTTAAGCATGTTGTAGCACTAAACACCTACTCCGAACCGTTCCTTAGTATGCGCACCAACGATCAACGAGCAATTATTGAACAATTACTCGGTATTACTATCCTTAGTGAAAAGGCAGAAAACTTAAAAGAACAAATGAGATTAACTCGTGAAGCAATCACAGAAGAAAATTTAAAAATCGGTGCTGTGCAAACAGCAAATGAAAAAATACAAGGTACTATTGAAAGCCTACGCAATACACAAAGAGCCTGGCAAGGTAAAAAACAACAAGATATAACTAAATTGCAAGAAAGTATCAGTGAATTAGAACATCTTGACATTGATGTTGAACTAGAGTCACACGAAAAGTTACAAAACTGGACTGAGCTTAATAATGCAATCGTGGCTCTTAATAAAGAAAAAAGCACTCTTGAATCAGCACTACTACGAGCTAGTAAGTCTTTAGAAAAAGCTGAAAAAGACATCGCAAATTTAGAAGATGCTACCTGTTATACTTGTGGACAAGCTCTGCATGACGATAAAAAAGCAGAACTTGAAGACCGAAAAGCCAAAGAATTAACAGATGCACAAGCATACAAAGAAGTAGCAGACAAACTCAAAGAAGTAGTTGATGGACTTAAAGAAATTGGTGATATCAACGGACGTCCTAACACATTCTATGAAACTGCTAAAGAAGCATACGAACATAGAAACAATGTTGATAATTTAAAACAAGCATTATCAAGCAAACAGGAAGAAACAGATCCTTACGAAAAACAAATTAAAGAACTTGAAAATGAAGCATTACAAGAAATAAATTGGACTGCTGTAAATGACCTTACTGACTTTAAAGAACATCAAGAATTTTTACATAAACTCTTAACAAATAAAGATAGTTTTATTCGTAAAAAGATTATTGAACAAAATCTTGCATATTTGAACAATCGTCTTACATATTATATTGTAAAACTAGGATTACCTCATCAAGTTGTATTCCAAAATGACTTAAATGTAGAAATTACACAGCTAGGACAAGATTTAGATTTTGATAACTTGTCAAGAGGCGAGCGTAACAGACTTATACTTGGCATGAGCTTTGCATTCCGAGACGTTTGGGAAAGTTTATATCAAAATATCAACTTGTTGTTTATTGACGAGTTAATTGACAGTGGTATGGACACTGCTGGTGTTGAAAATAGTTTAAGCATACTTAAGAAAATGGGTAGAGAAAGACACAAAAATGTATTCCTTATATCACACAAGGACGAACTTGTTGGTCGTGTTAATCATTTACTTAAAGTAATTAAAGAAAACGGTTTTACAAGTTATGCAAATGATATAGAGATAGTAGAATAAGCAAAGAACTTTATAAAAAATTATTAAACGATGATAGATGACGACATACATGATCAGCTAACGAAAGCATATATGGAATACTTCAAAGAAAATGAAAAATTTGAAGCTCGAAATTCTATACGAACACATAGATCGGCAAGAAATTGGCTTAGAGAAATTCGTAGATTGGCTAGATTAAGGTCTATAGAAATTAACGATCAGTTTAAAGCCAAGAAAGAGGCAAATAAAAAATAGGCACACATATATAAGTTCATGCAGTGGACTTATCAAGGAAAAACAATTGACACAATACCAGACGAGTATGAAGGATTTGTTTACCTTATCACAAACACTACCACAGGCCAAAAATACATAGGCAAAAAACTAGCAAAGTTCAAAACTACCAAACCACCACTTAAAGGCAAGAAAAATAAACGCAGAGGCACAAAAGAAAGCGATTGGAAAGACTATTGGGGTTCATCTGATAGACTCAACGCCGACGTTGACGCACTAGGCCCAGAAAACTTCACAAGAGAAATCCTATACCTATGTAAAGGTAGAGGCGAAATGTCCTACATAGAGGCTAGAGAACAGTTTGACCGCCGTGTATTAGAGAGAGACGATTATTACAACGGTATTATTAATGTTAGAGTTGGCGGTTCAGACAAATTACGACAGGCATTGCTAGAACATCACATCCAGGCAAAACAATCCAACACATAAGGTTAGCGGGCCAGTTCGAAAATACCGCTGTGGAAAAAGCTCTCGTATAGAAGCACACGCAACACATTGAGCGGCATCCGGTAGTAGGATGTTTGATTGATGTAGACAGAATGTTGGCAGTCGAAAAACACAAACACAGTACATAAAAACTCTTTAGCAATAGGAACGAAGCGAGAGGTAGCTAGAAATAGCGATGTCGACGTAGGTTGGGAAAGGTCAGAGCCCATTGTACTTTGTGTATAAACAATTACCTACTTCCAAGTCTCGGCTGTGGCGAACTCACATGAAGTCAAGATTAGATGGAACCCTTAAACAGGTTCCGTCTGACTGAAACAATCTACATGAAGCTTAAAGTGCTTCGCACTTAATCTTATCATATTATATCAAACATATTAGTGTAGAGCGCAAGCGAAACACAAATGAGCGTTAGCTCATTTCATTACAACAAAGTTAATGTAAATCAGGATCTCTTCCAAAACCTGGTTTAACTGATGATTGTTCTGTTTGAATAATTTCATATTCCGTATGAGGATTTTGTGTTTTTAAAATCTGTAAGGTTTCGTTGGCTTGAACAAGATCAAACAATTTTTCAACAACTACTTCTTTAGTGGTTGCATCTATTATATGCCAATGTATATACATATTATATGTGCCCTATCCAATGGGTACAATTATCACAGGGATCGTTGAAATTGTTTTCCATAGTAGATTATTTACTCTCGATTCGACTGAGATAAATAATATCAGTTAAAGAATTTAGGATCTGTCATGAAAGTACATCAAATAACAGAACAACAAATAGATGAAATTATTCCTCTTGGCAATACTGATATTGTTGTAGGTATTGGAACCAAAGCTGCTGGAGCATTAACAGCTAAAGATGTTGCACCTGGTCCGAAAAAATTCAACTATAGTAAACTTCCAGACGGTACATATGAAATCAAAGGTCCTAAAGGCAAGTTCTTTGGAACTGCTCCAAGCAAAGCGGCTGCTGCATCAACATCAATAAAACTTAACCGCGCTATGATTACTCATGGCTTAGGAACTCCTAAGTTTAATGCTGCTGTAAAACAAGCATCTACAAAATTTACGGGATTAAATTTAAACACAGAAAAACCTGGTGTTAAACCTAAGGTTGATACTGTTGGAAAACAGATTGTTGCCAAAGGCAAAGGTATCGGCAAAGCTATTTTAGCTACAATTAAAAATACACTAGTAGGTAAGGTTATCTTTGGATTTATGGCTGTAGAAGATATAGCAGACGATCTAGATGGTTGGGCACAAGTGTATATGGAAAACGGATGTAATCTTCAAGACAAACGTCTAGACGCATATGAAATGAAGATACGCAGAACAATACTTGAAAACATTGCAATGATGGCTACGGGTGTTGCTCTAGCATCAACCGGACTAATTAGAACATTGAGTCTTTTCTTAATGGCATTACCAATCGCAGGATGGATTGCTACTGCACTAGCTTGGGTAGGCGCAGGCGTACTAGCAAGTATGATTGCAAAACTTTTAACTAGTAACACAGTTGCTGATTATATTGCTGACTATATGATGGCTTCAATGATAGGACCTGCTACACTTAAAGTAATATCTTTTCCACAGTGTCCAAATGAAAGTCTACAAGAAGATTGGGAAGCAAGAATTAATGAAGATATCAAAATTTATATGGAAAAGAAAGAAATACAACAACAAGCATCAGCTAAAGGCGCTGCAGATGCAATCAAAGATGTATTTAAAGGCGATCCAGAATTAATGAACATTCTTAAAGTAACTAAGCAAAAAGTTGACAGTGGAGAAGTTGAAAAGATTGCCAAAGGTGGCTCTGACGCAGTTCAAAAAGTAGCTGGTTAAAGTAAAGGCATTTTAGTTTTTTCAACTAATTCGATATTTTCTTTTACTATTCTTTGTAACACTTCACGATCATCATGAGATATAACATGCATCAGTTCGTAATAAGACAAAGTTCCTCTCATATACCAACCTAGCTTGTAGTTATCATACTTTAATTGCTTGATTTCAGTTTCGTATTTCTTATCTAGCTCGATAATGTCAGATTCCTCGAGCGTAAGGAGCTGGCTCCGAAAAAACTCGAATAATCCACATTGACTTTTGATTTATATTCTGTACCGCAATCTTCTGCGCCACACACTATATCAAATGATGGTAGGTTCCAATTGTCAGAAATTTCTTTAATTTTGTTTTGTAATTCTTTATAAAATGCAGCATCGTTATTAGCAATAAAATCTAGTATTTTATCTCTGTTTTGTTCGCTGTCTGTACCGTCAGTAATACTATCAATATAAGAAACACTTAATCTTAGTGTAATGTTGGTCATTTTATTTAAAATATCTTGTAAGACCTTGTCTTTTTCTTCTTGTGATATTGCAGCATTATTGATTTGAGTAATTTGTCTTTCTAGCATGTACTGTTCTTTGCTATACTCTGTGTTAACTTTATACGAAATAGGAGCAACATTAACAGTCAAGTCTCCCATTGTAAAATGTGTTGCAGTTTTATATTCACTAAAAGAGTCTAACAATCTAGTCAAACTAATTGAACTTTGATTTGTTTCTTCACAACTTTGACATTTGGTTTCAATAGGCATTTCATCACCGTATGTTGCAATACGCAATGCAATCAGTATATAATCAATGTCATATCCTACTAAACTCCAAGGATCTAATATAGCAGGAATACAACTTTTAATAACTCTTACTGTTGCTTCTCCACTAAACAATGCATCAGGTGTTTTTAAGATAATTTCATCCATCGCAGTCATGCCAAATACTGGCATATTTGTGGCTTGTGAGTCTTGTAGTACAGTTTCGTCATAAAATCTACCGCCACTAGGTAGGTCTATGAATATTTTAGGCTGTCTTTGGTGTTTTTGTAAAAAATCTGACATATTGATCCTTGCATAAATAGTTATACGCATTTATTTATGACTCAAAAAAATGTGGTTAAAGGATTCTGAATGGCATTAGATCAAGATGATAAAGATGATATAGTAAACGCAATTTCTAAAGGTTTTGAAAAAGCTGCAAAATCTCAGCCGAGTACGAATACATCTGGTGGTGGTACTACCGGCGGTGGAAAAACATCTGATAACAAAGTTAATAAAGCATCAGAAGGATTTATGCGTATACTAGACGAAGGTGGCGGCAGTGTAAGATCTTTTGCTAAAGATTTTAACAGCATGATGCCTGAAGTATTGCAAGGCTTCGGAGGAGCTGTTGGTGGCATTGCAGGATATATCGAAGATACACAAGGTGTATTTCAAAATTTAAGCAAAGTAGGTATTGGTTTAAATGGTAATTTAGGCGAACTAAGAGTACAATCTGCTAAAACTAGAATGCCGTTAGATCAATTTGCTAACATGGTTAGTAAAAACTCATCAGTATTGGTAGGTTTAGCAGGCAATGCTTCTCAAGGTGCTAAGAGATTTGCTGATTTATCTTCAGCAATGTATGACACAGGTGCTATTGAAGGATTTATGAATCTTGGATATAGCTTAGAAGAAGCAAATGAATTTGTTTTAAAAAATACACAACTAACTAGACGTCAAGCATTACTTACTGGCATGACAGATGCCCAGCAAGTTGAAAGTGCGCAAGAACTTGCAAAAAATATGAGTGTTGTTGCAAAATTAACAGGTAAAGATGCAGCAGCATTACAAGACGAATTGATTGCCAAAGGTCGTGACGGCGCAACACAAGCTGCATTGCGTGAAATGGAAATGGACGGTGTTAAAGGTGCTGGTAAAACATTTGCCAGTGTTCAAAGTATTTTAAGTGCCGGTTCAAAAAGTTTACAAAATATTTTTAAAGATCAAGTACAAGCTAATGCTCCTTTAACAGACGCTACACAAAATTATGCCGCAATAAACCGAGAAGCAGCTGACCTAACTCAACAAGCTAGAGACGCCATGGCACGAGGTGACGAACAAAGAGCAATTGAACTTGCTAAACAAGCACTTGCAGCTGAACAAGAATTTGCACAAAGTAGACAAGGTGTTCAAATAGCAAGACTAGGACAAATTAGCGATATTGCTGCAACTCAAGCAGATGTATTAGAAGAAACTGGTGATTTAATTGACGGTACTAAAGCATTACAAGCCAAAATAAAAGCGGCAACAGGTGAAGAAATATCCTTTAGAGAAGCATTTAATGCTAACCTTAAAACAATAGCTGAAAGTCAAGACACTCAAATGAAAGGCGAACAGCCTGGACAAGAAGCACTAAAGGCTACAAATAAAGCACAAATAGCACTTGCAAACACAGCTTCAGAATTTAACGCACTATTAGGCAAACAAATAGAATCTAATAGTTTGTTACTAACAGCATACGGGAAATTAAACGACAACATTAAAAGTCAGTTAGGTAACGATACAAAAGATTTCTTAGCAATGTTGAACGAAATGATTCCTGGATCAACACTAGCGGAAAATATTCCTAACATTGAGTTATTTTCTAAAGAACTAAAAGAAGCAGGTGTAATTTCCGCTACTACTATTGATAATTTAAAAATACTAGCTGACAATACTGCAAGTGCTGTACAAAAGAGCACAGCAAAAGAAGCACTAACAAAAGAAGGAGTATTAGATTCAACCGGAAAAATTTCTGCAGCTCTTGCTGAAGCACTTTTAAACACAAAAAGAGAAAATATGGAAGCTCAAGATACACCAGAAGGAAGTAGCGGCAATTGGTTTAGCAGACTGTGGGACGCTATTACTGGATCAACTCCGCAAAGAAATAAAGGATCATTAGGCAGCGGCAGTTTATTTGAAAATTTTGGCGACGGAACACTGCTTACAGCACACCATTTAGAAAGTATACAGACCCCTTCTCAAATGGCAGATGTAGTAAACAGTGCATTATCTGGAGCAATGGCAGCTATGGATAATCAACTTGGAGGTGCAAAGTTTGACCCAGCATCAATGGGACAATCGGTAGCATCAGCAATGAAATCAGCACCTGCAGTGGGCAGAACGGGTGAATCGACAGAAAATGGACTTGACAGCCTGAACCAAAATGTGTTACAATTAATAGAAATAAATAGAAAGACAAATGATTTCCTTTCTAAACAGGTAAGAGCAACCAAAGGTTTAGATGGTAATGTCATGCAAGGATTTAGTATATAATGAGCTGGAAAAAATATTTTACACCTGTTCCTACAGGTGACAATGCAACAGGAGGCTATTCACCAATTAGTGGTAGAAATGCCGGTAATACACCAGGGCCTGCTAGATCAAATTACAGTTCATATCTTCCAGATGTATATGTAGGAACACCTAATCGTATTGATCGTTACGGTCAATACAACACAATGGATTTAGATTCAGAAGTAAATGCTGCACTTGATATTCTAGCAGAATTTTGCAGTCAAAAAAATAAGAAAAATGACACACATTTTGAATTTAAATATCATAAAAGTGCTACAAATTCTGAAGTACAAATTCTTGGACAATATTTAAGACAGTGGTATAAAATTAATAACTTTGAAAATAGAATGTTTCGAATCTTTCGTAACATTTTTAAATACGGAGACGGATTCTTCTTAAGAGATCCAGAGACTAAAAAACTATTCCATGTTGATCCTGCAAAAGTTATGCGTATTATTGTTAATGAAAGCGAAGGTAAAACACCTGAGCAATATATAGTTAAAGATGTACAATTTAACTTTACTGATCTAGTAGCAACAAAACCTCATGAAACTAATGGAAACATTACAGGCGGTGGCAGCGGATATTATCAAGGTGGTGTTCGAGGAATGGTTGGTAACTATCCAAACACTCCAGGATCAAGATTTTCAGTTGAAGAAGGCGAAGTTGCTGTAAATGCAGAACATATGTTCCATTTAAGTTTAAGTGAAGGCTTAGACAACAACTATCCGTTTGGAAACAGTTTATTAGAAACTATTTTTAAAGTGTTTAAGCAAAAAGAATTATTAGAAGATGCAATTATTATCTATCGTGTACAACGAGCACCAGAGCGTAGGGTGTTTTATGTTGATGTGGGCAATATGCCTTCACACCTTGCTATGCAGTTTGTGGAGCGTGTAAAAACGGAAATTCATCAAAGAAGAATCCCAAGCAAAACAGGTGGCGGCACTAATGTTATCGATAGTGCATATAATCCACTAAGCACAAACGAAGATTACTTCTTCCCACAAACAGCAGAAGGTAGAGGGTCAAAAGTTGAAACACTACCAGGCGGTACAAACCTAGGAGAGATTGATGACCTTAGATACTTTACTAATAAGTTGGTACGCGGATTGCGTATCCCAAGTTCGTACTTACCAACTGGAGCAGATGATTCAGCTTCACAGTATAATGATGGCAGAGTTGGCACCGCATTTATACAAGAATTAAGATTTAATACATACTGTGAAAGATTACAAAACTTATTA